GCTGACGCCGAGCCCGCCGTTGTCGAGGTTGCTGAAGCTAAACGCGAAGCCGCGGGGCACGCCGAGCTTGGTCGGGTCGAGCACCGTTGAGCTCCCGGTGAAGAGATTCGGCGGCTGACTGGCCTGCAGCGTGGGATTGGTCCCGCCGAGACTGCCCTGAATCAAGTCGGTGAAGATCACGGTCAGCAGATCCACCGATCCCTTGGTGATCGCGAGGCTGCCGCCGAACGCCTGCGTCACCGCGCCGCCGTTGATCACGGCCGGCCCTTGACTCGAGGCCGACATGTTCAGGGTGAACACGCCCGGCGCGACGCCGCCGCAGCCCGCCACGAGACAGAAGGCGGGATCGAAGACCACGACGATTGGCACGTTCGTCGCCGACAGCGTGGTCGTCGTTCCGTTGCCGGAAAAGATGAACGGCGTCGTGAACCCGATCTCCGTGAACTGCAAGATCGTGCTAGCCGACGCCGTCGGCACGAGGCCCAGACACGCGAACAGCAACAAACACACGGCCTTTTTCATAGCTACTCCTACTCTTCAAACTTCGCGAATCGTGACGCCGCGGATCTGGGATGAAAACCGAAACAGGATCGCCTTCAGGTCTGGATCGATGCGGTTCACATCCTCGTCCGTGGCGAATTGCCAGCCATGCGCGGTCATCATCAGGATCGCCCCGCAGTTCGCACAACAGGTGATATCCCCATCGACGGGCATCGGCGTTGGGTCGGCCAGGTCCATCGACATACTCGTCGCCGCATCGAGCGGCGCGCGACACGCGGGACACGATCGCTTCTGTACGCGCGTCGTGTGCAGGTAGACCGTCGGTTTGGGATCAGGCATGGGCCCCTTCACACTTCTCGAATCGTCACGCCGTGGATCGCTTCGACCAAACGCTTCCGCAAGCGGTACGCGGTCGTTTTCGTCGGGGCGCTCTTCGTGTCCTCGATGACGACTTCGCCGGTGCGCGTTTCGACGTACCGGAAATCCGCCCGAAAGCGGCCGCAGTGGATGTACCGCTCGTCGTCGCGCCAGAGCTCGCGGACCGTGATCGAGAATTCCGGCTGCCGCTCGAGCGCGGTGATCTCGCCGGCGGCCTGGAGCAGCTTGAGCCGTTCGTAGCGGCGCGCTTCCTTCCGCGAGTCGAACCTGATCCCGTCGACGGTGCAGACCTGGGCGTGATACTTGTTCGCGCGAAGCGGGGCCGCCTCGTCGCCGCCGAGCGCCCGCGTCCAGGCCGCGCGATCCGTCGTCATCGCCACACCACGAGCGCCCAGATGACGAGCAGCACGAAGGCGACGATCGCCAGGATGGCCGCGGCGACGAGCTGTCCCTCGGACCAGCCACGCGGCCCGCGATCGCGCGTCATGCCGGCCACCAGTGGGCGATCGCCCACCAGGCCCCGACCACGAACCCGAGCCCGATCAGCACGACCAGCACGACGGCCACGGCGATGATCTGGCGATCGGACCGCCAGTGGCCCATGCTTTCACGCGGTCCCATCGGACCTCCTCGGGCGCTGCCACGTCTCGACGTCCGGGCGATTGCTGAGCCGGTCGGTGAACGCCGCGCACGACTCCTCCGCGCCCGTCAGGACCGCGGGGATCATCTCGAAACACGTCCCGATCCCCTCGCCGTCCTCGTCGGTCCCGCGCCGCTTCCAGCGCATGCAGGACCCGCAGCGGGGCGTCCCTACTGGCGCCATTGCCCGCTCACCGAGAGCGGCGAGAGCAGGAAATCCTGCGACGTGGCTTCCCGAAAGACGGTGTTGTCGACGACGATCTGAATCGACAGGAACGGAAAAAACACGGCGCCGCCGTAGTTCAACGGCGTGCCCTCGAGCGACAGAAAGAGTGAATCGCCGGCGATCGTGAGGGTGTTGAAGTAGGGGAGCGACGTCACGACCTGGCCGAGCCCATCGATCGGCTCGGAATACCGGACACGGACGCTCGAGGCGTTGCCCGTCACGCGAAACTGGATCGTGTGTTTCGTGGGGGCGGCCGGCACGGGCGTCGGGGCCGCCGGCACGATGATGGTCTCGCTGCGACAGGCGGCCATTGTCAGCGCGCACACGACGCTCACGAGCAGGGTTTTCCAGGTTGGAGTAGTCACGGGTTCCACCTTCCACAGTTTTTCCACAGCCTTTTCCACAGCCTTTTCCACACCTTCAGGACGCCTGCTGTTTCCGGGCGAAGATCGCCGCATCAATCGCCTTCCTGGTGATCTCGCCGTCGTAGGGGATCCGCTGCCCCGCACACGCGGTCTTGAACTGCTCCGCGAGCTCGCTGAGATCGGCGTCAGGGGCCGCCGCGTGTATGCGCTTGGCGATGGCGCAGTAGGCCTTGAAGGGCGGCATGTAGACCGGGCGCGAAGCGGCCGGTGTTTCGGCCGAGCGCGCAGCGCGCGGTGGATCTTGATCTGGATCTTTACCGGATCTGTACACCGCTTCTGACGGGCCAGGCACTAACCCTGCCGTGGAAATACATGGCTCGTCCGGCGGCGGAGGCAGCAATGACGCGGGTTCCCGCGGATGCGGATGTTGGTTTTTGGCAAACGTGGGCAGCGCGAGGCAGCGAGTGTACGCGGCGGTGTACCTTTTTACGAACCCGGCGCGCGTGAGCGCCGCGATCAGGGGTTCGATCCGCACTCGTTCGTAGGGAAAGATCGCCGCCTTGATGCGCTCCGGCCGATCCTCCAGGCGCCCTTCCCGATCCGCCAAGCTCCACAGGCCCGCGAAGAGCAGCCGGGCCCGGACGGGCAGCTGCGCCAGCTCCTCATTCGTGAAGAATCCGGGTTTGAGCAGACGCGCGCGCATGGCGGACGATCTCCCGTCAGGCGCGGGTGGCGCGCGCAATCCGATCGAGGATCCAGGCTTCCACCGCGGCCGCCGACCAGCGCGTGGCGCGGATGTCGGGATCCTTCAGGCGCGGCGGAAACCGCCCGGCGACGATCAGCTTTTGGATCGACGTGCGGCCCAGGCCAGTCCGGCGGCAGACTTCCCGCAGATCGATCAACTGCGCGGGCGCCGCAGGCGTGGTAGCCGTGGACGAGGCGCCGCGGCGCGCGGCGGTGGCGGAGGGCGGAGACAATAGCGTGGCCACGATTGGGATCTCCCTTCGGTGGATCGATCGATTTATGCAGCGCGTGAACGGATGAAGGCCGTGGCGGGAATCCCGGTGAGATCCTCGAGGCGTTTCGCCACCGGCAGGGACGGCGTGCGCCGCCCGTTGAGGATCATGGCCACGTACGAGGCCGTGATCCCGAGCTCGTCGGCCAGCCACTGCTGACTCTGGCCGCGGCCGCGCAGCCAGGTCCGGATCCGGTGTTTCACCGGCACTCGCTTGACGCGCATCGTGGTTGGCTTCACGATTCGCGCATCTTAACACAGCGTCAATTCCTGTGTCCCTCGTGTCCGTTCAACCCGGCGGCTGAAAAAGTACTAGGCCCTTCACTGTGTGTTCAGTTATCGTGTCTGGGATTGATAGCAAGTGGCACTCTAGATGCGCTGCGGCGGCAGATTCTCCAGCGGCTCGCGCAGTACGGCACGACTCAGGTCGACCTGGCCGAAGCGGTGGGCAAGTCGGCCTCCTGGTTGTCGATGTTCCTGCGGGGTAAGCGGGAGATTCGGTTCACCGAGATCGATCAGATTGCGGCGTTTTTCGAGGTGCTCCCCTCAGCCCTCTTCACCGATCCCGATCTTCCGGCCGTGCGTCCGGATAAGGAACAGCGCCATGCGTCTCGTCCCCTCTCCTACCAAACTGCCCGCATCAAGCAACAGCAGGAACTCATCAAGCGACAGCAGGAAATCATCAGGCACCAGCAGCGGACCGTCGATGACGCCTTCAGCCATCTCAAGCCCCTCGTCAACGCGCTGGAGAAAATCGCCACCGTGGACAGCTCGCGTGCGCCGTCTCGCGGACTTGGCACACGCGCTGGAGCAGATCGAACCCGACGCCCTCGATCTGATTGAAGCGAGCACCGAGTGCCGCCTGGCGCTCGCGTGCGCGGCCCTCGAGGCCACCGAGCCGGCCAGTGCGCCGCCGGCTGGCCGGGCGCCCCTGCGCATGTCGTTAACGATTCGTGAAGCTGCGCTCCGCGGCTGTGTGCCCACGGACCGGCAGATCGCCGCCCGCAAACGCCGACAGCACCACGGCTGAAATCGCCGCGGGTCGCCAAACGCCGCCAGTGGCACCGCCTGAGCGCAGGGAAAATGACAGGGAAAACGAGGTTTTCGGCCTGTCTCCAGAGGGGTTTGGATGCCCTCCTCCGGCAATTTTCAACCAAGACCGCCCCGAACCGCCACAAGCCGCCACAAGCCGCGTTCGCCGGTTTTCTCTCGTGTTTACGGGCCTCTTATGGCATTCTTGACATGCCGCCAAGCGCCGCTGGTAGCCGTGCGTGGTCACTCTGAATCGTGGCCCTGGACGTAGGGAACACGGCTCATGTAGGGAGTGTCATCCGCGGTGCAGGACTTCTTGGCTACGGCGCGCGCCGTGTTCCCTACATCCGGCCATCACTGGGGAGACACATCAGGAGCCATGCTGAACGATTTGACCATCACGCGAACCAAGACCGATCCCACCCGGGAACTCCGCCTGCCCGATGGTGAGGGTCTCCACCTGGCGCTGCTGCCGAATGGCCGCCGGTACTGGCGTTGGGATTACACCTTCGACGGCCGCCGGAAACAGCTGAGCTTCGGGCGGTACCCGATCGTCACGCTGAAACGGGCGCGGGAGAAAAAACTGGAGGCGCAGCGGCTCCTGGACACCGGCACCGATCCATCCGTGGCGCGGAAGCACCAGAAGGCGACGATTCTGGCTGACACCTTCCGCGTCGTGGCGGAGGAATGGATCGCGCGGGAGGCGAACACGGTGGGCGCGGGCACGCTGGCCAAAAAGCGCAGCCTCCTCGATCGGTATCTGCTCCCGGCTCTGGGCGCGCGCACGATTTCCAAGATCGTGCCGTCTGAGGTCCTGCCGCTCCTCCAGGCGATCGAGAAGTTCTCGAAACACGAAACGGCGCATCGCGTCCGACAGATGGCGTCCGAGATTTTCCGGTACGCGGTGATCACGTCCCGCGCGACCGCCGATGCCGCCGCGCTGCTCGGCGGCGCGCTGACCCCGGTGACCACCCGGAACCATCCGACGCTCCTGGATCCGCCGGCCGTCGGCGAGCTGCTCACGCGCATCGATCAGGCCGATGGGTTCCCCTCCATCGTGGGTGCGCTCCAGCTGGCCCCGCTCGTGTTTGTGCGACCCGGCGAACTGCGCCGGACGGAATGGCGGGAGATCGATCTCCCCGCGGCTGTCTGGCGGATTCCGGCGCGCCGGATGAAACCCACGAAGGACCGGATCGAGCATCCGGTCGATCACATCGTGCCCCTCTCGAGACAGGCGATCGCGATCCTCCAGGCTCTGAAAATCATCGCGGGAGACAACCGGCTCGTCTTCCCAGGG